GGGCTCAGAATAACGCAACACGTATTAATGCGCTGATTAGTAATTTGCAGTTTAGAAACAATATTTCTGTTTCGTCTGTAACTGTACCAACAACTCCACTTACGAACGACGCAAATACGTTACTGCTCACTTGTCAGAACGGGGCAATTATTGATAACAGCACTGCTAACGGTGGCAGTCCGTGGACGCTGACTAACAGCGGAACGACAACAACTTCTACGAATCCACTTTAAGGCGGTCTAGATGAATTGGTCAGACGTTTTAAAAGCAGTCATCCCGGTCATTGTGGCTTCGCTTGCGTGGCTTCTCGGACAGGTTGCTGACTTCTCAACCCGGTTGACCCGAATTGAAGGGCATATGCCTGCGCTGATTACCAAGGAAGGTGTGCCGACCGATAGCCCCGTGAGTGCCGAGAAACGAGCCGTACAGAAAGAGCAACTGATGCAACACATTAACGAGTTGCAAGTCAAAGTCCGACTGCTTGAAGAACGTGAAAAGCTAGGGAAGAAATAATGTTTGAGCTACTGGGCGGGGGTCTTTTAGGTTCTATCTTCGGTGGCTTATTCCGGCTTGCCCCGGAAGTCTTAAAGTTCTTGGACAAAAAGAACGAACGCCAGCATGAGTTATCCATGTTCCAACTTCAGACCGATCTGGAGAAGATGCGCGGTGAATTCAAGATGGAGGAGAAGTACGTTGACTACTCGACTCAGCAACTTGACACGATTAAAGCGGCCTTTCAAGAACAGGCTGAGACGGCTAAAGCCGCTGGTTGGTTTGTGGCTGGCATCTCAGCACTGGTTCGTCCGGGCATCACGTGGGCTTTGTTTTTCATGTACGCGGCAGTCAAGGCGGCTGCGCTTGCTATGGCATTTCAGACTGGTGGATCATGGATTGAAGTGATTACCAAAGTGTGGGACGAAGATGACTTCGCCATGTTTAACATGTGTCTAACGTTCTGGTTCGTTGGAAGAAGTATAGAAAAAAGAACGAAGTGATGGATGAGGCTAAGAAGCTTTGCAAGGATGTATTAATCAAGCCTTTCGAGGGCTTGGCAAAGCGTTTGCCTGATGGACGAGTGCAAGCCTATCCCGACCCCGGAACCCGTGGGCATCCATGGACGATTGGCTGGGGTGCAACCGGCCCTGATATTAATCCTGGCACGATCTGGACTATGCAGCAGTGCGAAGACGCCTTGGATCATCATGTGGAGTATTTTTGGCGAGAGCTAATTAAACAGTCCCCTACCATCCAAACCGCGCTACCAAGGCGCATTGCCGCAGTGATTAGCTGGGTTTACAATCTAGGCCCAAGGAATTATCAGATTTCCACGTTTAAGAAACGTATTAATGCGGGAGACTGGGATGGCGCAGCAGACCAATGTATGCTCTGGAATAAAGCTGCCGGTAGAGTTCTTCCCGGACTTACTCGCCGCCGTGCAGCAGAAGCTGCCTTAATGAGGTAAGCAATGCCACTCAAAAAGATACTTTTTAAGCCCGGAACAAACCAAGAGAATACTCGGTATACCAATGAGAACGGCTGGTATATCAGTGAAAAGGTTCGGTTTCGTCAGGGTACGCCTGAGAAAATTGGTGGGTGGCAGCGTATTTCCCCGTACACGTTTCAAGGAATTTGCCGGTTTCTTTGGAATTGGGTAACGCTCAGCTTTGATAATTTGCTTGCTGTCGGTACAAACCTCAAGTTTTATATTGAGCGAGGTGGTGTCTACAACGACATCACCCCCATACGAGAAACCGCAACCCTAACAAACCCTTTCACTACAAACATAACTTCAGGTACAGCTAATAGGGTTTTGGTAACCGATGCTTCTCATGGGGGAAAGACTGGAGATTTTGTAACTTTCAGTGGAGCTTCAGCAGTTGGGGGGTTAACCCTTAATGGTAACTACCAGATAGCAAATGTTACAACCAATACTTACACCATAACAGCTTCATCAAATGCCACGTCTGTAGCTACAGGTGGGGGTACAGTAACTGCTAAATACGAAATTAATGTTGGCCCTGCCATTCAAGGCGCTGTTATTGGATGGGGTTCTGGTGGTTGGGGTATGGGCGGCTGGGGTACGGGCGTTGCCGGTACTGAGCGGTTGCGGTTGTGGGATGCCCAGAACTGGGGTGAAGATTTAGTTTTTGGGTATCGTGGTGGACCCCTCTATTATTGGGATGCAACTAATGGTGTTACTACTCGGGGCGTTGCTCTTAATTCGATTGGCGGAAATGTAAGTTTTACGTCAGCCTCCCCTACAGTTGTTACGTTTGCTTCGGTTTTATTGTCCGAGGGCACTGCTGTTAAGTTTGCCACCACAGGCACGATGCCTTCTGGGGTCACTGCGGGTACGACGTATTACCTGCGAAATGTAGATGGGGCCACAGCAAACATATCGGCTTCTCCCACTGGAGCGCTGGTTAACGCCGCATCTACTGGGTCGGATGTATATGTTTCTGAGCTTGTTGATGTGCCGTCAAAACAAAACGGGTTGATTGTTTCCGATACATCTCGGTTTCTTCTACTCTTCGGCACAACAGCTTATGGCAGTGCAGTGCTTGATCCGATGCTGATCCGTTGGGGTAATCAAGAATCGGTTACTGATTTTGTACCTGCTGCCACAAACCAAGCAGGTAGTCTGCGTTTATCCCACGGTTCACAGATTATTTCTGAGCTTCAAACACGCCAAGAGATCTTAGTGTGGACTGATTCGGCGTTGTACTCCTTGCAGTATCTCGGCCCTCCGTTTGTGTGGGGGTCTCAGTTACTTGGCGACAATATTTCAATTGTTAGCCCTAACGCTACGGCTGTTGCTTCAGGTGTGGTGTATTGGATGGGGGTTGATAAGTTTTACACCTATAACGGGCGAGTGCAGACGCTTCGTTGTGATCTAAGGCGGTATGTCTTTTCCGACATTAACGTCTCGCAGCTTGATCAGATCTTTGCCGGAACGAATGAAGGCTTTAACGAAGTCTGGTGGTTTTATTGCTCCTCCAATTCCACGGTAGTTGATAAGTACGTTGTGTACAACTACGCAGAAGATATTTGGTATTACGGCACGATGGGGCGCACGGCTTGGCTTGACTCGGGGCTACGCAACTATCCTGAAGCAGCTACATACAACTACAACGTTGTTGATCATGAATACGGGGTGGACGATAACGCCACAGGAACAGCCACCGCAATTGAAGCTTACATCGAATCGGCTGAATTTGATATTGAAGATGGGCAGAACTTCGGGTTTGTATGGCGCATGGTGCCGGATCTGACATTTCAAGGGTCCACAAGCCAAAGCCCACAGGTCACGATGACGCTCTACGGTATGAACGGTTCCGGGTCTGGATTTAACACCGAAGCCGCCAAAGCTGTTGCTCGTACTTCTACAGTGACGATTGAACAGTTCACCAATATTATCTACACCCGTATTCGTGGACGACAAATGATTATGCGGGTTGGCTCTGATGGGCTGGGTACGACGTGGCAGCTTGGTGCCCCACGAATCGATGTTAAACAGGACGGTCAGCGGTGACTTTACTTAGGCAACCAGCACCACCCAGTTTACCTGCGGCAGGGGCTAGCTATGAACGCGCATACCATGACCAGTTCAACAATGTTTTACGCCTCTACTTCAACCAACTTAACAACAACGTTTCAGCACTATTAGGTACAGACGGGGGGCGGTATTTAAGTATTCCGTTTGGGGCATGGTCTAGTGATTCGGATCAAGTTGCTGTTAGTACAACTGCTGCTTACGCGATTACGTTTGATGTCGCTGATATTGCTGACAGTGTGACGCTTGTCGATAATTCAAAACTAACGGTGCGTTACTCTGGGATTTATAACTTACAATTCAGTATACAGTTTGCTAATACAGACTCCCAGATACATGACACTGATGTTTGGGCCGCAATAAACGGCACCAATGTCCCAAATAGTAACTCTCGGTTTTCTGTTCCTAATAGTCACGGTGGAGTTGATGGGCATTTGATTGCAGCTTTGAATTTGTTTTTGCCTTTGTATTCGGGTGATTACGTCGAGCTGTACTGGCATACTGACAACACTTCAGTTAGTATTGAGCAGATTAACGCTGCTTCTTCCCCCACACGCCCTGCCACCCCCTCAGTTATAGCCACTATGGTGTTTGTCTCTGCGATACCGGATAGCACGACATGACCACTTCGACCCAAATCACACCCGAAGCAGCTTTGGCGAAGTTCAATGCGTTTGTGCAGTCGCAGCAAATGCAAGACTATTTATCCCAACGTCAAAAGCAATACGGCACAACCCCCAAAGGTGCAGCTTCGGATAAGGGATGGACCGCAGGTGAGTCTTACACCAACCCGTTTGCAGGGTTGAAGGAATTTGGTTCAGAGGAAAAGCCTACTTTAAATTGGAACGCAGCGCTTGGTGAAGCAGGTGAATACGAGTCTGGAACCCAGACCCAACAGAAGTCAGCGTACGACATATTAAAAGGTGCTTTTAATACAGAAGATAATATATTTGGGCACAAGTCCACCTTTACTAAAGCCTACAGTAC